GTGTTCTAGGTGTATTAAAAAACCGCCCCCCCTTCGCTGAATTGCACGGGGTGCACAATGATTGCAAATTAAATTCGTCATCTGTGCCATTCATGCTTCTTGGAATGATATGATCGACCGAATTGGCTTCTGCTCCACAATGCTGGCATGTGTAACCGTCACGCTGCAGTATCCGTTCCCTGATCTTGCGCCACTTGGTCGTTGAACCATTGCCTTTCAATGCGCTACTCATCAGTAAAAGTTCCTCTCCGTATGAAACGCCCAGGCTTTACATGGGGTTTGATAACGCTTCGTAATGTACTTGATTGTTGCGTCAATTTGCCGGTATGGGTCAAGATCGCGATACCAGGTTGATCTCATCTGGCCTAAGCCATAGTGTGAATTGTTCCTGGCAGTGTATAACCAGCGTGATTCCTTGTGAATTATCTTATTGAAGCAAATGAATTGAGAATAATTAAGAATCCTCGAATGTGCATATAACCTCAAATGATCTTTAGAATAATTAGCGCTTTCAGCTGCGGGAATGCTTGTTATTGATAGCAATGCCGCAATGGCAATAGCCCTGCCCACAACGCGATTGCGCTCTTGCGAGCAACCCGCCTCAGCGGCTCGCTTCAAGCGAAAGTAGCGTAGCAACGTTGTCAAGTTACCCGCTGGTATGTGGATAAGTTGAGCGTGCTTCTGGCGTGTTGTCCACAACTTATGACTGCCTGTGGATAACTTCTGTGGATAACTATTCATGCTTGATGACCCCAACCAGTACCTTTAAACGATACCCCTGGCGCTGAGAACAACCGCGTCATGGGTTGTCCACAACACTGGGCTGAGCGTTCCTCGTCGAATGATCTATCCACTTCAACACGGATTTTGCACAATGAACATTCAAATTCATAGATCGGCATTCATAGCCCCTATCTGCGCAACGGTCATGGCTTCGCACTTGACGCATTGAATTACTTCGACGCCAGGTGGCAGGTTGTCAGTAATTTTATGAATCAGCTGAATTGTGATCTTCTTGCAGATACGGCATTCGAATTTAGTTTTGTCCATTGTCAGTTTTCCTCAAATTCTCGATTGGTCGAAGGTTGATTTGTGAAACCCACCAATTTGGCTGACTTGATGAGCGATAACGTGGCTTCTGAGCAACGGCAACTGGTATCCAACCCGCAATGAAATAGCGCGGTGATTTACCAGTGACGAGAATTACCAGGTCATTTGGTCGATCGTATTCATGCACGATCAATTGGCCGCCGTCGTACTTTGTCCAACGTACTTCGAAGTTGGCACCTACGTCAGCCTTGCGTTTTCCCTTTTGCTCAAATGGGTCAAATGGAAGTTCAAGATATTTGGCCACAACCCATTCACTGCCAATGCTTTCGGCGTCTTGTGCAATGAGATCATGAAGGGTTTTTTCCTTGGAATATCCACCTTCACGCGTTTGCCAATAATCAGTGTTCTGCTTAGCCAAATGAATGGCTGCGTCGTGGCAAATGAATTCTTCGTCCCTAGTCAGTTGAATTCTCATCTGCATGACCCGCAAAACCACAATAACTTTTCACCGGCAACGCCCCGCTGATAGCCAAATTCGTCGATCTTGGCCAGCAATGAACATTTGTCGCACTGCTCCATTTTGTATTCGGCAACCACTTCGCCGTCTTTAATCAATTTGCAGATTCTGGTTTTTGGGTTGATCAGTTCCATGTAATCGCTCATTGCGCACGCCACTTTCCATTTGAACCGAATACGTACCAAATTGGCTGACATTGATTGGCACGGTTTTTCTCAACGCAACGATATGCGCCCCAGTCCTCACCGTTCTTTTTCTTGCCAGTTGCCCAGATTCGGTGCCCATGTATGCACTGGGGTGCTTCCTCGATCAATTCACCACCCAATTGTTTTGCGATCTCATCTAAAGTTGAACCCACTGGTGTAGCCCCTGATTGCTCAGGCTCGCCAAATTTGGTTGTCCAGTAATCGACCTGGGCTTGCGCAGTAGAAGCAACGGCCGCAGCTGAAGGCGCGCGCTCGACCTGCTCCATGATTTCTTTCGTGCTTCGCTCAGCGCCACCCATGATCAATTGCTGAACGCGCATAATCGCGCTGGTCACTGTGTCCTCAACGAACCAACGACGCATGTTTGGCTGATAGGCAGCCTGATAGCCATAGGCGTAATCAATGCCTGCTGGCTGAATTTCTTCCTGATTGCGAAACCCTTTGGCTTCTACAAGAACGTAACCCTTGTCCGAACTGAATTCGACAATGCGGGTTTCAATGCGCCCTACTGGGTAGGTTTTTAGCCAACGTTCTAAACGCTCGCGGCTGGCTTCATAATTGTCTAGGAATCCCATTTATTTGCCCGCCTTTGTCTTGCCTATTGCCATGCCAATAGAACGGCCGTGATGATAGCCAACGGATTTGCCGTCCCGATATCCCATGGAATAGATTAAAACGCTGATTGATAGTTGAGCGATAACGGCCAGGCCGATTATTTGTTCAGTTGTCATTTTAGAATTCTCCCGATTCTGTTAGGAGAACGACCTTAGTGTTTCGCCTTTTCCGTAACTTCGGCCGTCCTCGATCAGAAGCATGACGGCTAAGTACGACAAGGTCAAGAATCAGGCGTGTTTTTCGGCGTGTCCGACGGCTTTGGCTTTGACTTCAACCCATTACCCGCAAGTACGCCGCCCAGTGAACCAGTCAAAAAAATAGCCAGGGTTTTCAATAGATCAATAAACGCGGCGTCGTTGGGCGCCTGGTTGCCGATTGGTTGTGTGACGAAGATCAGTGCATAAGTTATGCCTAGCGTTACGATTAAAAACACTGCGGCAAGGGTTGAACCAATAATCAAAATGAGCTGGGCGTGAATTTCTTCTGGAGATTTGCGGCGTGCAGGTCTAAGGCGATTCAATTCCAAGTATGTCTGCAGTGCATGTTCCAGTGGGGATACATTGCGGTTTTTGGCATTCTGGGTTTTTCCAGTTGTCGAATTCTTGGCATTCATAGCGTGTCCAGCCCTGGTACCCGCAAGCGGTCAGCGTTAGTGCAAGTGCCCAGACCAACGCTGCCGCCGCGAATCGACGGCTCACTTCCCCGTTGAACCGAAGGCTTTGTCGTTAGGGTTTAGCCAGCGAAGCATGACTGGTGCTACCGCTGCTGCGCCCGCCATTGCAAGCGTCTTAGGGTCTGTAACTCCTGCCATGTATAGCGCGAGCGCTGCGGCCAAAAATGACCGTCCCCATGAGGCTGCTAGGGCTTTGGCTTGTTCCATTTGGTTTTCTCCTTCTTTGGTTTATCCGCCACTTTTGGCATTTCAACACTAGGAAATTCTCCCTTGTAAGGCGTAAATTTTGGAATACCAAATCCGACAATTTCTTTGCCTTCACCGTAGGCACGAACCTTGACCATAACCATGCCGCCATTGCGCTGATCACCGGTGCCACTGGTGTTGCCTTCGATCGTTAAGCAAGTTTTATTGTCGATCAATCCAACAACAATTCCAATGTGAGAAATACGATCAACGCCGTCATGTGGAAAATCCATAAATGCCAAATAACCTAACTGCGGAATGTTTGACCAACGGTTGATTTCCTTAAATTTGTGAGCGCCTACGGCAGTGCTGACGACCGAATGAATTTTGATTTCTGCCTCAGCTGCGCACCAATTCACAAAACTTCCGCACCAGGGCAACCCGTCGGCTTTTGTAAATTTGCCGTATTTCGTCAGGTTGTCGCCTTCTTCAATTGTGCCGATTTCAGCTGCAGCAACTTCGATCAGACGCGCGTTTGTTCCTTGTGGGTAAGTCATAATGTTTCCCCAAATAATAATGTGTGAACGATATTGCCACACTCCCAACGTTTCATTTCATTCAACGTCAATTCCTCATGGCCGCAATTCCACATAGGTGGGATAAATGCGTCGTCAATAGGATCATAAGTATAACCGATTGCGGCAAAATTAAATCTAATCGAATTTGAATAACTTGTTCGTAAGCATTTTTGACCTCTGAAATTACCATACCAGGTTTCTGGGTCTATTCCCTCAATTAATTCTGTTTCATCAATGCCAGAAATAACTTCTGTCACTATGTTATTTTCGTCTAAGAATGCGTAGTGTGCCATTATACAAAACTCACGTTTCCTGTGCCAGCAGTAATTGTTGTCACCTTAAATCCACCAGCAGGTGCAGCGGTTGAACCAGTAAGCCCTGCGCCAATTGTTATAGTTCTTTCCTCTGAGTATTTAAGAATGACAATTCCTGAACCGCCTGCTGCCGCCGCCCTGCCTTGCCAACCACCACCACCTGCGCCGCCTGTGTTTACTGTGCCTGCAACCGCTGCCGAATCTATGTTAGCGCCACGACCACCACCACCTGCACCGCCTGCTCCGTGAGTACCTGAATAAGGGTTCGCGCAACCACCGCCGCCGCCGCCTCGTGTCGTTGCAGTGCCAGTAATTGATGAACTTAGCCCTGCGCCACCCGCGCCGCCGTTGTTTCCTGAATTCGGGCTTCCACCTGCGCTTGCGCCGCCACCACCTGCGCCCGAACTCGTGTTTCCGTCGTTGTAACCACCGTCAGTTCCCTGGTTAGCAGTTCCAGTGCCACCGTAGCCGACGCCATAATCATAAGCGCCACCGCCGCCTGAACCACCGCTTGCACCGTCATTGTTTGTGGTCGCACCACCGCCGCCACCACCTGCACTCGTAATTGTTGCAAAAATTGAATCTGAACCATTGTTTCTTCCAGCGGCGCCGCCTGCACCAATGGTAACGGTGTAATTTTGTCCAGGATTTATTTTTGCTGGATTTTCTGCCGAACTATTAGCGCCCGAAGTTCCAGTTGAATTTCTATATCCACCCGCGCCGCCACCGCCGCCGCCCCAATTGTTTGCATTCCAAGCGCCGCCACCGCCGCCGCCTGCAATTACGAGAAAATTAATGTCAATTGTTCTAGGGTAATTTTGCGCCGCGACAATTCCAAGAATTTTCATTTAAGCAATGTCGCCAATCACTGTGAATGTGTTTGAACCAGTGCAAATAATAGAAGCGGCAGAATACTGCGCGCGCAGTTTTGGTGCTGAAGCCGTTGCGCCCGTTGAAGTTATTGTCACTCCTGCGCCTTGTGCCAATGTGACCTGACCTGCACCAATTTGCTGAATGTTGATGATGTTGCCAGTTGCAAAAACTGAAGGTGGCACTGTCAACGTGATTCCGCTGGCGTTTGACAATGTAACAATTTTGCCAAGATCAGCTGCAACTAATGTATAAGTTGTACCAGTTTGAGCGTTGAAACTGATCGTCGTGTCGTCCTGCTCAATCCAGGTGAAATCCATGTTTGTGTTAGACGCCTTAGACAAAACCTGACCAGTCGTCCCACCTTTTAAATCAGCCAATGACGTATCAACGGCTTGACCAAAAACCTCAAAATCGGCTGGTAAGTCCGTCACTAAATCAGTCGAAGTTGGCATTTGCCAGCCAAAATTGCTTGTTGGATTGGTCATGATATCTCCCCTTTTCTACGCAACAATTGTTGCATATTGCCATTCTAAAGTTGGCGACACGCTCGCCCACGTTTCGGTCACTGGAACGTCATTCCAGCGCATTGCCTGCAAGGAATAAGCCAATGGGGACAACAACAACGTCACGCTAAGTTGGTTATACGACGCCTGAAATGACCAGCCTTCAACGAACCCCTGGAACGTGCCCGACGACATATTCAAGGGCAGATTGTTTAAAGAAATCGCCTCACCCATAAAGACGTTGATTAGGTTGTCACGGTCGCCATTGTCAATTTCAGGGTTGGTCAGGTCAAATGTGATTTCGCTGAAAATTGGCTGCGGCTGCGCACGCAATGACAAATAGAAATTTGCCTGCGCCAGTGCGTCGGCTGAGTGTTCAAGCGTAGTTGTGATGATTTGCGCTAATTGACCAAATTGGGCAATTGAATTGGCGTCACTGGCTGATTGTTCGGCACTGCTCGTTGAACCGTATTTGATCGTAAGGTCATTGCGAACGTCGCCCACACGGGTTTCAATGCGTAAACCAGCTGCGCGGGCATGATTTGCGTCAAGATCGACGTAACCATTTGCAGCCAAATAGGTAGTTCGGTGCGTACTGTCGGCATATCCAATTCGCCCAAGCGCGTCCTCATAAATGTACCCCAGCCCCGACGTTGCCAACGCTGATACCAACGAATAAACGTCCGTTCGTTCTGAAGATCGGTTGGCCAATTCATAATTGCCAGGTCGGTCGATCTCTCCCAACCCATTGTTTTCAGCATTTGCCCAGGTAACGGTTGGGTCATATGCCGCCCACGTTTCAGCCCCAGGCACTTGCGCCCAGGTATTGAACAAAACTTCACTTAAAATTGTAAATATCTGGTCGCCGTCAAAATCCTTCGATAAAACGCCGTCGGTCAACGCTTTAGGTAATCGCGCCAATGCACCCAACGCAGTGATTGAATAAGTCTGGGTGAACATGGTCGAACCCACGTCACGAACTTCCAACCCAATATCAACGACGTTCCCGCCAAAAATGGCAACAAATGTTCCTGCGGTGTCCTTGACCGAAACCCCAATTGTTGAATTTATTGAAACTGGGATAGCGGTCTGGTTTACGTCTAACAATTGAATGTTGACATAACCTGCTTGTGCCTGCTCATAAATGTTTGTGCGTCCACTGCGAATTGTCAGGTTTGCCAAAACCGCTGAAGTGTATTCAACGCCGTCAATTTCAACTAGCCAAATCGGCGCCCATTGGGTCATGCGACTAGATTCCCTGCGCCACCTGTGCCGCGATAGTAGGAATTGTTTAAGGTGTCAACGATCGTTCTGGCAGTTCCTTCCTTGTCAACCGCGCCGTTTACGGTCAAGTTAATTGTCGTTCCTGACGCAGCGGCAATGCCAGCCATGCTATTTGTGTTCACTCCTGAAACGCCTGAAGCGCCTAGACCGGTGATTTTGGCTGCCGTCGTTGCAGCGGCCTTTGCAGCCGTGGCCACGCCACCCCCGCCACTTGATGTTGTTGCACCAGCTGAAGGCGCAGAGATCGAAGGTATTGAAGGAACCGAAGTTGTAACGCTAGGCGTCTTGATCGAAGGAACACTGACGTTTGGCGTTGAAATCTTTGAAACGTTTGGCAAAAATGGAATAGCGTTATAGGCAGAAATTAAGGCATTGATTCCAGCAACCGCACCTGAGATCAAGCCATTCAAAATCTTTACTACGCCAGCAATGACATCAATGACGCCACCTGCGATCTTGCCCGCAACTTGCAATGCTCCACCAAGAACGGTGCCAATTACCGGTGCGAGATAGGTTGCGACATAACTGCCAAAAGTCGTAAAAACTTCTAGGTTGTCGCCGATTGCGTCCTTGACGTAATTGAATGCCTTGACCAGACCGTTGATGATTGGCGTAAAAACATTGACAATTGTGTTGCCAAGATTTTTGATGATTGCACCAAGCCCGCCACCGTCCAGGCTGAAGGCGCCTGAAAACGCGTTAATGACTGGCAAGGCATTTTGGTTTATAAAATTTATGACCTTTTCCAAAATAGGTAACAATGCAAAACCAATTGTTTCTTTTGCTTCGTCGAATGCAACTTGCATTCTGGCAATTCGTCCCGCGTAGGTATCAGCGTTACGGGCTGCAGCGCCGCCAAATAAATCTGACAGACGGCCTTGAACCTGCTCAAATGACATTGTTTTTAATTCAGCAGCTGATAAACCAATTCCCAATTTGCCCAGCGCAGTAGTGTTTCCGTCGTAGGCTTTGCTCAGGCTATTTGCGATTGCTTCGACTGGTTTACCCGTCGCCGCACTTATGTCTAGGGCGGTGGCTAATAAATCCTGGGCTTTTGTGATATCGCCCGTCGATCTAACCAGGCGACCCAATGCTGGGCGCAGTTCGTCGTCAGCAACGCCAGTGGCTAACGACATTTGAAGAATAGATTGTTCGGTGGCCGCTATCTGCCCCTTCGTTGCACCAGTAGCGTTTTCAAGCGCCAACGCCAATTGTGTCTGCGCCTTCTCGTCCTCGATCGCAGCCTTAACGCCCTCGACGCCGATTTTGATTGCGTAAGCGCCAGCAGCGGCAGCGGCAGCGACGAAGGCTGCGCCAACCATTTTGCCAACCTTGCCCATTTTGTCGCCGAATGAATCAACGTCCGCTGAGGCGGTTTTTAGTGATTTGTTGAGATTGTCAACGTCACCAAGAATCGAAAGTTTAAGGGTACGACTACCAGCCATTAGTTGTACTCCTTCACGATCTTAGAAAATGATTCTTCCCACTTTTTTACAATGTCTGGCTGGGCGCTTCGAAGGGTTGGGTAGATAAACCAACCGCGAGAACCGCGACCTTCACGGCCTGACCAGACTGGGAATTGCTTATAACGATTAGAACCGAATTCTGCGCCGCCCCAAATTTGTTGCGTTGTCGCCCCGCCACTTAACTTCTGGCCAGCGTAACCAAATGAAATTTCACCGATCTTTGACGATTTTGAAACTTTAGAACCGTCAGCCACGCGATTATCCTGAAGGTTACGGGTACGGCTTGACGCCGCTGCCTGAATCTTGCCTTGAACCCAAGTGGCCAGTTCGCTAGTTGCTTGCTTTGCCTGGTTGGTTGCTTCCTCGTCCATAGCCTTAAAAGAACGGACAATGGCACGCAATTCAGCCTTGTCATAAGCGATTGCGTCAGTTGCCATTTGCCCGTCCTTCCAGAATTTCCAGCGCCGTTAAAATGTCCTCAGCCGATTCGAATTGTTCTTTGGGTAAGTTGGTCGCTATGGCCAATTCCCAAATGATTCGATTTAGGCTTCCGACTGGGTGGCTTTTGGGTTTGCTTCACCGACGATCACTTCAGCGATCGTTTCCGTCCATGCCTCGATTGGCTTGACTGGTTTTCCAGCGGCTTCTCGCTTCATGGCGTGATAAGCCAAAAAGACTAGATCGGAAATTCCGATCTTTTCTTGTGCCTGGCTGATCGTGTGACCGGTGTGCTTTTCCCATTTAACCCACTCAGGTGGCGCAGCCGTGTAGGTCGCCTGCGTCCCGTCGTTGTATTCAATTGTGATTGGTAGTTTCATTTTTTCTCCCGATTGTTAGTTTTTAGCTGAAGGTTTCTGTAGGTGTTCCTACAACAATGAATGATAGGTCAACGGTCTGCGCGTCTGGTGCTGCCCCGCCCACTGCTGGGAATACTGGCATAACGTTGAACGCAAAAACCGCGCCTGTGACTGCAGTGAGTGAAACTGCCAATGTTGTGTTTGGTGCTGATTCGCAAGCAGACCATAGTGCTTCGCACAATGAACCAGTCGCGCCCCAGTCAGCGAGCATTGAAACGTCAAATGTCCACTGATCGTCAATGTGCTTGTAAGCCTTGCCGTCTAGTGTTTGATACGTTTCGACGGTTGGGCTATTAGCAAGTGTTGCGCTGGTCGCCTGCGCGTCATAATTAACGGTTGCAATGGTCACGACTAAATCGCGACCAGTAATGATTGTCGTTGGCATTTTGTCCCCTAGGTTGTCTGTGTGTAGTAAGTTGAAACGTTGATATCAGCGACAAGCATTGGTGACTGTCCCACTTCCAGAACCGTCGGCTTTTCGATTTGACCAACAACGTATCCCGCGGGCATTGCCGCGAGAATTCCCATGATGAGTTTTTCCAGGTTATCAAGTGAACCTGCGTTGCTATTTGAAGCAACGATTGCTGAAATTGCAAAATTGATCTTGACCTGTGTTTTCGCCTTGCCGATTAAAACAATTTCCATGTAGGGCGAATCAGGCACAACCACGATTGCCGGTGGAATCGGTGCTTCAGGTACGCTTGAATAAATGTTGGCCGCTAAGGCGCTGAATGAATTGGCTAGGGCTGCGCGGGTTTCGGCAACTGAATTGGCTGGCACTTATTGCACGACCGTTTCAACGTCCAGGTAAGGCATAAGCAATGTGCTGACGCGGTTAGTTAGGCTGCGTCCCATGCGGTAGGGCGTAGAAGTGAAATCAACGCCTTCGATCTGGCCACCAGCTGCAACGCGTGACTGAAACACTTCGACGCTGACTGCCAAAATGGCTGATTCGATTGCAGGGGTATTTGCGTAAATGTCGGCGGCTGAATAGCCCGAAAGTGTGGCCGTACCCATTGGAATGATCTCGCGCAAGGTGACATCTGATGAAGTCAATGCAGCGGTAAAAGAATACTCAGTAGCGGTGACAACTGTGTGGGTTGCGGTGAATGGTGCTGGCAGACCAGTCACAATGACTGATTGACCGGCAACGAAATGGTGGCTTCGTTGTGTGTAGAAGTAAGCCACGTTTGATTCAAGTTTGTATGAATTGATTGCTGAAGTATTGGCCACCAGCATTGGCAAAATCACGTTTTCCGACGTGTTAATTATTTCGTCAAGATAACTGTCACTGTATAAGGAAACGCTCACGCCTAGAACCGTGCGCAATTGACTTGCGGTAACAATACTAGGCATGGGCGTTCCTCTCGATCTGCTGCGGCGAGATCGGGAGAACCCGCCGCATGATTAGTTGGGGTTAGTTATCAGGTCTTGTTAATACCAAATGCGCCTGCACCGATTTTCGTTGCAATTGCACCGTATCCGTAAACCATGACCGAAACCTGACCTGAAGCAATAACGTCAGCGCGCAAGCGATACGTTGGTGATTCGTACCAGGTGTACGCAGTTGGGTTGATGACGAGCATTGAATCATCTTTGTCAGTGTCATTTGCGCTTGGGACATTTGCAGTGACGTAGAGATCAAGTCCAGCGACATTGCCGCGGATTGAATCTGGACGAACAACGCCACCAGCATTTGAAGGTTGGCTTGCGTTGTAAATTGGACGTCCGTTATCCGCTAGTGTCATCAAATTTGCCCATTGGCTAGTGTTGCAGAGAAGGTTCTGAGCAAATCCCTGTGTGTTTGAATACACTGAAGCAGCGCCACGTGAAACGAATCCGAGCAATTCTGAAGCAGTTGGATATGTTGTCAGCGTTGTTGAATCAGCAGTTGCACCTGAAGCAAGTGCAGTGTAAACGGCTAGGTCTGTTGCTTTCGCATAGGCAGCCGTCATATTTGACAATAATTCATTGAAAAATAGCGGTGAAGTACGATCAAGCAATTCAACTGAGAATGTTTGTTGTCCGGCGTACTTTTTGACTGTCACTGATAGGAAACTTGAAGCCTGATCAGTTTCTGAAGGTGTGCCTGCTTCGGAAGTTTCTGCCACTGTTGGCATTGTTGTGATCTTTGGAATTTCAAATGACATTCCAGCGTCAGGCAATACCCCACGGCTGATCGCGTCAATTGATGAACGCGTTGTATTTGCTAATCCGTTGATAACTTCAGTCAACTGACGTGTTGGAACAAGTCCAGCGTTGTCTGTTGTGTCATCAGCTGCTGCAACATATTGACGGGCATTCTCGTCACCCATTGAAGCGCGGATTGTGTTTTCCAGGTATTTAGCGGCGGTGAATTCCAAGCGTGGCTTAGATGTCCAACCACCAACCGCAGGCTTTGCGTTTGCGGTTACTGACTGCGCGGCTTCGACCGTCTCGACGGCTTCCGCTGGTGTGACGGTGTTTTCCACTTCGTCTTCTCCTTCTATTGGTTGTTCTTCAGGTTCGCTTGTCGAATCTGAAATTTGTTCTTCGCCTTCTGTGGCGGCAACTTCGGCAACGCGCGCTGATCGAATGGCAGGTTCTGACGTCAATGCAACGCCAGTCATTTCACCTTTCAAAATCCGCACTGTTCCGTCTTTAAGCGTTTCGTATTCGTCGAAATAAACTTCAACGCTGAAACCGTCCCGTAAACCTTCGGCCGCTTCAACCAATGCGTCGTTGCCTGCGGTTGTTTCTGCAATTTTAAATGTCGCGTCAATGCCCTGATCAGTTGATTCAATTGAAAGTGTTTTGCCAATTCGGCGGGTGCGGTCGTGTTCAAGATTGAGAAGTACCGGAATTGCTTCGATTGAATTTTTTGCAAATTGCACTTTACCGATAGAAGCATTGCCAGTTTCTTCAAATGTGACAATGCGACCAGTAATCGTGCGACTATTTGAATCCGCAGCCGTGATTGCAATGGGTGTTATTAGTTTTTTCATAGCAGCATGTCTTCTTCCTCGCGTATTTCTTCGACCGACATTGCGCCGATTCGATTTAATATTTCATAAACTTGCGCGCGCTCATAAGGATTGCCGCGAAGGAAATCGTCTAAGTCGAACAACACGCGATTTCCAGCAGGGGTGAAATCCGCAAAACTCAACCTTTGTTCAATAATTGACATGTAATTTCTGAAGGCGAAATCCACAAGGTCACGCCTTTTGTCTAGGGCGTTGGAATAGGTAAAACTTGATTGCTGGGAATCCGTGAAATATGCCGGTAAACCACACGCACGGCTAAGTTCCAGAGCCACGTAGTTTCTGGCCTCGTTCAGCTGCAAATTCTTAGGGTCGTAACCAATAGTTTCCAGTGTTACGTCAGCATTGAGGAATGCAGTTGATTTATTGCTGCGTGCAGTGCGCCATGATGATAACAATTTTGCAACGCGATCGGCTGGCAATGAAGTGCCATTGGATTTTAAAACCATTTGTGGAATTGGCTCATTCGCAAAATTTAGCGAAGCCTTTTCAAGTGCAGCAGCCGCCTTAATTGTGCGACCTGCACGCGCCAGCAGACCTTCTTGCGTATTTGGAAAAACCACTAGGTTCGAAGGGTCAACGGGCGTACCGTCAATTTCATAAGAATCAATTTCTGTCCCGTTTGCGTTTGTTGTAATTGAAACGCGTTCAGGTGCAACTCTTTCCATTGCGCGAATTTTTCCGGTATCCGCATAACGCTCCATGACATAGCCATATGCAGAATTATGGAAAAATAAATCTGAAATTATCCATGACCAAAATGTTGAACCTGGAATTCGTGGGTCAGGCTGATTGATCACGCGTGGCTGCGTGACCTTCTCGCCTGTCGCTTCATTGCGCGTGTGCATTGGCAGCGACGCGATTGTTTGAATAATTCCTAACGCACGTGCGACCGTTGGCACGCTCATGGCTTCTGCGCGGTTTGCCGTTTGTATGCCGTAAAAATAAAAATTATTGTTTTCAGTAAAATATGGTGCAAGTGAAGCGTCAACGTCCAAGGGCGCAGCTGGAGCGGCAGCCGCGGCCTTTGGCGTACGTAGATCAAATAATCCCATGGGTGAATTGTGGCAGGGTTATAAGTTCAACCCACCATGATGTCAAGATCATTCTCTGGGCGTGTCGCGAAGTGTGTTGCAAGCGCGACGGCCACGCTGGCGCACACGACCGATTGTGACGCCCTTCGACCTATAACCCAGCCGCCGTCACCACGACGAAGTTGAACCGCAGCCAAAACTTCTTCCGAAAGTTGACTTTGCCCCCTGTGCTTTAACCGACCGCTATTAATCGCAGACAACATTTCGTCACACGCCTGCGGATAGACGCCGTCCATGTCGAAAATTGGAATGCCCGCAGGTGCCAGGCGCGCGGCCACGGCTGCGCTGGTTTTGCGACTGTAAAGAACGTATTCGGTTGAATATTTTCGGGCATAGTCTGCAAGATCATTGGCAATTGCCTTGTCGTCTAACTGAAGATCGTTCTGCCAGGTATGCAGCAACTTGACCACAAATTGTTCGCCGCCAATTTTTTGGGCGCCAACCAGGCTTGCGTGTTTTCTGTCCGGTGAAAGATCAATTGCCAGCCAGGTCAATTTGTCAATGTCCAGGTCAACCGACTTGTCCAGGCAGTTGCCCCAACTGGCAGCGTCAACCGCGCTATTGATCGCCACAACCCAGCGGCACAATACTTCGGTCATGACCACGTCAGGCGGGTCATTCAAAACGCTTTTGATATTATCGGCATGGATAAGTATGCCCATTGACGGGTTGGCATGTCTGGCGTTCTCCACACTGATTTCGTCGGTAGGCGCTGACCATTCAAAATAACCAATGTCGTCGGCAACGCCCGCAATGCTGGCCAGCGCTCGATCGCGAAATTGATTCAATACGATTGAACTCGAATCACCCGCATTTGTGTAGGCCATGACCATAGGGTTACTAGCGGCCATAAGTGTGTAGCGCAGCGAAGCAAAACTTTCAATGTCCGTCATTTCACGTAATTCGTCCAGGTGAATCGTCGAAGGTCTGGAAACGCCACGCGCTGCAGAACCGCCAGCCCGCACAATAAACCGATTGCCCGTGATTGTTTCGATTTCCTCACCGCCATGTTGCCAGCGAATTTTCTTCACTTGTTTTGCCAGCGAATCATTCTTTTCAATAATCTGAACCATTGCCCTAAATTGTTCTAGTGAAGTCGATAGGCGGTGGGCTGACCCGATCTGCAGATTTTCGTCCCATAGGAATAGACCGCCCAGAATCCTGATCAGCTGGAGAAACGATTTTCCGTTTTGGCGGGCAACAACGATCGTGTTCACTGGGGTAGCCCAGCGCCCGTCAGGCTTGATCTTGTGCGTGTGAATCAACGCAAATTTCTGCCATTCCATAAGATCGATACCCAGACTGGTGGCTAGATCGATCAATTCACCCCCGCGTGAGGGCAAATCGTTTAGTGGCGTGTGAATTCTGGGCGTTTGTACGCCGATTAGGGCGTTTTGTAGGTCTGTGTCCCTACCCATTTCCGTTTCAGGGCTATTGAGGGCTTCTGAGGCCGTTTGATGACCTTCTGAGGGCTTCTCAGTCGTTTTCATGGCTTCTTGAATCGTTTTTGGGGGATATTAAACCAG